CGGAAGCCTCGGAGCGCACGCTCACGGTCACCGGTACCACCACCGCGGCCGGTACGATCGCGCTGTACGTTGGCGGCCGGCGCTATGCGGTGAACCTGGCCTCGGGCCAGAATGCGACCGCCGTGGCTGCGGCGATCGTCGCCAAGGTCAACGCCGACGACCTGCGCTTCGTCCAGGCCGAGAACGAAGCCGGCGTCGTCACGCTGGTGGCGCGCAACGCCGGCGTCGAAGCCGGCAAGATTCCGGTGGTGCTGAATCGCTACTCGGACGAACGCCTGCCCGCGGGCATCGCGATCGCGGTCGGCTCACTGACCGCCGGCGCCGGCGATCCGAGCCTCGCCGACGCGATCACCGCGATCCAGAACCTCTGGTATCCGACCATCGCGGCGCCGTACACCGGCGCCGACAACCTGGTTGCGCTCGCGGCCGAGCTGGAGTCGCGCAACGGCCCGATCCGGCAGATCGAGGCGGTGGCCTTTGCCGCGGCCAGCGACAGCGTGCAGAACCTGATCACGCTCGCGGCCGGCCGCAACAGCCCGTTCATCTCAATCGTCGACGCTGCCGACCAGCTGCGTCCGCCGTACGTGGTGGCCGCTGCCGCGGCCAACGTCTCGGCCCGCATCGCGCAGACAGACCCGGCGCTGCCCGAGCAGACGATGGTGATGCCGACGCTGATCGCAACGGCCGAGGTCGGCCGTCGCTCGATCACCGATCGCCAGCTGCTGCTCGAAGGCGGCATCTCGACGCTCGACGTCGACGAGGCCGGCGTGGTGCGCGCGGAGCGCTTTGCCACGACGTATCGCAAGAACACCTACGACGTGGCGGACATGAGCCGCTTCGACGTCGCGCACACGCGCCTGTGGGCGCAGACGCGCTTCGGTCTGCGCTTCACCTTCTCGTCGCGCTACCCGCAGCACAAGCTGGGCCAGAACGGCTCGCTGGGGCCGCGTGTGATGACGCCGACGCTGGCGGTCAGCACGGCGATCGCGCTGTACCGCGAGTACATGGACATGGGCTGGTTCGAGGGCGGTGACGCCTTCGCGCAGTTCAAGCGCGAGGTGCGCGCGGAGATCCAGGGCAACGACGCCAACCGCCTCAACCTCTACTTCCCGCCCAACTTCATGAACCAGCTGCGCGTGGTCGGCGCCCTGGTCGAGCCGGTCGGCTAATCCCGGAGAACCCTCAACATGGCAAAGATCCTCGGCAGGTTCGCAGTGCTCGCCAACGGCAAGCGCTTCGACACCATGAAAGGCGCCTCGCTCGATCCGGGCGGTGGCGTCGCGGTCACCAAGACCAGCGCACACAAGGTCGCCGGCTACGCCGAAGACATGCGCCCTTCGCGCATGGAGTTCCGCGTGCCGGCCACCGTCGACGTCTCCGCGTCCGAGCTGCAGCAGCTGCGGGACGCCCAGATGACCTTCGAGAGCGACATCGGCAAGTCCTGGACGATCCCCAAGGCGTGGACCGTGGAGCCGGTGCGTATCGACGACTCCACCGGCGAGTGGACCGTGGTGATGGAAGGCGAGCCGGGCGAGGAGCACGGCTGATGAGCAACGCCCCCACAACGATCAACGGCACCTTCGTCAAGGGCTACAAGCATGTCACCGGCACCGGTGCCGACCGCCGCGAGGAGTTCATCAAGGACTTCGAGCTGCGTGCGCCGACGACCGACGACCTGATGAGCGCCGAGGACGATGCGCCCTCGAACAAGCCGCTGCAGTACAACCTCGCGCTCGCCGCGCGCCAGCTGGTGCGCATCGGCCCGCTGAAGGGGCCGTTCACCTACGGCCAGCTGCGCCGCGGCTTGCCTGACCTGCGCGACTACAACGCGTTGCGCCTGGCGCAGATCGAGGCCGACCAGCTGGGGGAAGAGTAGCGGCGCGCGGTCGCCGCTACCGTCGCGCCGTGCTGGCCCTTGCCCACCACACCGGGTGGTCCCGCGCGGAGATCCTCAGCCTGACGCCGTACGAGCTGCTCGCGTGCGTGCGTGCCATCGCCAACCCCAATGAGTAACCAGGAACTGACCGTCGCGCTGCGCCTGTTCCTTGAGTCCCGAGGGCTCGATGCCGGGCTGCAGCGCACCGGCCGCAACTGGTCGTCGACCACGCAGCGCATGGGCCGCGACATGGAGCGCGTCAACCGGCTGATCGGCAGCGTGCAGCAGCGCGTAGCCGCGCTGGGGCTCGGCTTCGGAGCCCTCCAGAACCAGCGCCTGTCCGCTCGCCTGGACCAGGATCTGCAGCGCATCGGCCAGACGGCCGGCGCGACGCGCGACCAGGTCAAGGGCATGCGCGAGGAGCTGTTCGCGCTGTCGCGACAAACCGGTAATCCGATCGACGGCCTGCGCAACAGCGTTGCGACGCTGGTGGCCGCCAACATGAGCTGGGACCAGGCGACGCAGGCCAACCGCGCGATCAACCCGGCCTCGCGCGTCAGCGGCGCGGAGCCGAGTGTGCTCGCCAACGCTTTGACGGTGGGTGCATCGTCATTTCAGATCGATTTGAGCCAGCCCGGAAAGGCTGTGGAAATGCTCGATCAGATGGTCGTCGCCGGCGAGGCGGGCAAGGCGGAGCTGGAGGATCTCGCGACCATCTTCGGCGTCGCCGGCAACGCAGCCGCGCGCGCCAACCTCAAGTTCAAGGACACGCTGGCGCTGATCGAGATCCTCGCGCAGACGACGCCGATCGCGCAGCTGCCGGTGATGGTCGAATCCACGCTACGCCTGTTCAACAACCGAGCCTACGGCCGTCGCGCCGAGAAGGCCAGCGGCGTCCGTTTCTTCGATGAAAGCGGCGCGTCGCGTAACCCTGTCGAGATCCTGCAGGAACTGGCCGGCAAAGTGCAGGCGGCGCCAAACGACCAGGCGCGCGCGACCTTGCTTGACCGCCTCTTCAAGGGCGCTGACATCACGACCGTCACCGGCCTGATGGCGCTGTTCAAGGACGGCGAGCTGCAGAAGATGCGCGACATCGCGCGCCAGCTCGACGACGCCAGCGGTGCCGTGGCGCGCAAGCTGCCGTGGGCGATGGAGAACGCCGTCGCCCAGGGCGAGCGCCTTCGAACCGTGATGCGCAAGGTCGGCGACGACTTCGCCATGCCGATCAACAAGGCGATCGCCGACACGATTGAATTCAGCATGCGGTCCAAGCGCGAAGGCGGCATGGGCATGAGCAACGGCGAGATGGTGGGGGCCGCCGGTGCCGCGCTGGTCGGCGGCTCTATGCTGGCGGCGCTCGCGCGCTCGCGGCTCGGCGGCATCTTCGGCGACAGCGCGTCGACGGCAATCGGCATCGCGCAGGGCAAGGCCCTGGAGCATGCCGCCGGCGTGACGCCGGTGTTCGTCACCAATTGGCCGAGCAGCGTCGGCGGTGGTGCCGGCGCCGCGGCCGCCGCTGCGGCCGGCGCTGCAGCGGGTGGCAAGCTGCCCCGAGCACTGACACCCAGCCCGCTGCCGATGCTTGCGGTCGCTGCAGCGGGCTTTGCCGGCGTGAAGACCGGCGAGTGGATCTACAACAAATTCCTTGATCACACCGCATTTGCCGACAAGCTCGGCGGCGCGATCGCGTCGGCCATGGCCACGCTGGGCAGTGACACGGCGCGGGACGCCATCAATGCGCGCCGCGCACCCACTGAACGCGCCGAGATCCGCGTCTTGCTGGATCAGAACGGGCGGCTCAAGGTCGCCGGCGTCGACACGACCGACGGCGTGGATCTGAGCGTGGGCACCGGCATGCTGCCCCTCGGGACGTACTGACATGGCCTGGCAAGATGAACTCCAGCCTGCGTCGTTTCGTGACGTCCCCTTCGAGGTCGACGTCGCGGACAAGCAGGGCGGCCGTCGCGTGGTGGTGCACGAGTACCCGCTCGGCAATGAAGTCGAGATCGAGGATCTCGGCGACGGCGCGCACCGGTTCTCGATCGAAGCCTTCGTGCTCGGCGACGACTACATCACGCGCCGTGATCGCCTCGAGGCGGCGCTCGACCAGGCTGGCCCCGGCGTCCTGGTGCATCCCACGCGCGGCCGCATCGATGTGGTCGCCGAGGCATACAGCACCGAGGACGTGCGCCGCGGTGCCGGCCGGTGTGCCCGCATTCGCATCCAGTTCGTCCGTGCGCCGTCCGTCACCCGGCCGACAGGGGTTGTCGACACCCAGGATGCAACGCGCGCCAGCGCCGCTCTGGTGGACGCGGCGGCGGCTGCGCAGTTCGAGGAAAACTTCGAGCCCGGCTCGGACGAGGACCGGGTCTGGTCGCTGGCGGTGCTGACCGATTCGCTGACGCCGGTCGCGCAAGCGGTACGCGCCGTGCAGGCCGGCATGTCGGCCGCGCAGCTGCAGCTGGTGCGCGCGCTGCTCGATCCGATCGCCGGCGCGCGGTCGACGCTGTCGGGCCTGATCGGCTTGCCCGGAGATCTCGCCGGCCGCGTGCAGTCGCTGGTGGGCAACGTCGGCAACGCTTCGGACCTGCGCACGCTGTTCGACCGTCCTTCGCGCGTGCGCTCTCCGCGCGGCAGGCCTGCGGACAACCAGGCTGCGATCGACAACCTGCTGCGCACGGCTATCGCCACGCAGCAGGCACGCCTGACGGCTCAAACCGACTTCGCCAGCTATGACCAGGCAACCTCCGAGCTGGAGCGCGTGCTGGAATCGCTCGAGCTGGTCACACACGCGGCCGACGATACGACGTTCACGGCGCTGCAGGATCTGACCGCGGCCGTCGCGCGCGATCTCTCGACGCGCGCCACCAATCTCGCGCGCATCACGCATCACACCCCGGCCGAGACCCTGCCGGCGTTGGTGGTGGCGCATCGCCTGTACGGCGCCGCCGGCGTCGAGGCGCGCGCCGCCGAGATCTGCGAGCGCAACGCGGTGACCGATCCCGGCTTTCTGACCGGTGGCGTTACGCTCGAGGTGCTGACGCCATGAGCCACATTACGCTCGACGTCGCCGGCGTGAGGTACGCGGGCTGGAAGGAAGTCTCTGTACAGCGTGGCCTCGAGCAGCTGGCCGGCGCGTTCTCGCTCACCTGCGCCGACCGCTGGGCGCTTCGCGGTTTGCCGTTGCCGGAACTCAAGGGCCAGCGCTGCACCGTGTCGATCGAGAACACGCCGGTGATCGACGGCTGGATCGACGCCGCACCGCCGCGCTACAACGCGCGCTCGCACGATCTGCTGGTCAACGGCCGCGATGCCACGGGCGACCTGGTCGACAGCTGCGCGCGCGTCGACGGCGCGGGTTGGCTGAACCGGTCACTGCGGCAGATCGCGGTCGACCTGCTGGCGCCGTTCGGCATTCGCCTGGTCGTGGATGCGTCGGTTGCCAAGGTGGTCGATCGCCCGTTCCAGTACCAGCGTCTGCAGATCGGCGAGACCGTCTTCGAGGCGCTGTCGCGCCTGGCGCGCATCCGCGGCGTGCTGCTCATGTCGGACGCGCGCGGTGGACTGGTGATCTGCCGTGCCGGCCGTCAGCGCGCGTCCACCCAGCTGGTGCTGGGCGTCAACCTGCTCGAGGCATACACAGAATCTAGCGACGCCGAGCGATTCGCGGAATACCGAGTCGTTGGCCAGGCGCGGGAGACCGACGACTACGAGGGCGAGTCCGCTCAGCAAATCGGCCGCACGGTGCGCGATCCGATGATCCGCCGTGGACGGCTGCTGATCATCGATCCGGTCGACGCCACCGACATCGGCGGCTGCGAGCAGCTCGCCGCATGGACCAAGGCGCTGCGCGCAGCCCAGGCGCAGCGCGTGACGTATGTAGTGCGCGGCTGGATGGACGGCGCGCGGCCGTGGCAGCCCAACACATTGGTGCAAGTCGAGGACCCGTTCGCGCGCTTTGACGGTGAGTACCTGATCGCCTCTGTCGAGTACTCCCTCGACAGCCGCGGTGAACTGGCGACGCTCGGCGTGCTGCCGCCGGACGCCTACACGCTGCCGGAAATCGGCGAGCGCCAGCCGGAGGATGATCAGTGAACCGCATGAAGGCCCTCGGCCTGCAGCGGCAGATCGACGCCGCCCTGCGCCCGCTGCAGCGCCGCCTGCGCATGACGACGGCGCGGGCGACCATCGTGGCCGTCAACGACGCCACGCGAGTCCAGCAGCTGCAGGTGACGGCCCTGGACGGCGAGCGCCTGCCGGACGTCCAGCGCGTTCAGCAGTACGGCTTCACCGCCAATCCACCACTGCGGAGCACGGCCGTGCTGCTGTGCATGGGCGGCTCGCGCTCGCATCCGGTGGTGATCGCCTGCGATCACCCGGCCAGCCGCAAGGTCGCGCTGCTACCTGGTGAAAGCGCGCAGTACAACGACCAGGGCGACTTCATCCTGATCAAGGCCAACGGCGAAATCGTCGTCAAAGCCTCTTCAAAGGTGACGGTGGACGCCCCCACGCTGCATGCGCTCGGCGACCTCGACGTCGACGGCAACCTGACCGTGACCGGCACTGGTGCGTTCGGGGGCGCGCTGTCCTCGTCGACGTCGGTCAGCGCGCCAACGGTCTTCGACATGACCGGCTCCATGCAGGCCATGCGCGTGGTCTACAACGGCCACACGCAGTCGGTCTCCTCCGGCACCGCCGGTGCGCCGAACGAGCAGATGACATGACCGACCTCGCCATTGCCGCTCAACCTGACGGAACCTTCGACCTCGTTCTCTTCGGCGGCGACCTGCTGGCCGACGATTCCCTGCGGGTTGCTGTCGCCTGCTCGCTGCTCACAGACCGCGAATGGGCCGAGAGCCCGGACGGCGATCGCCGCGGCACCTGGCAGGACGCGCTACTCGACGACCCACGTGATCGCGCGGGCTCTTGGCTATGGCGCCTCGCGCCGCGCAAACGGCAGCCCGCCATGCTCTCTGAGGCCAAGCAGTACGCCGAGCAGGCGCTCGCCTGGCTCGTCCAGGACGGCATCGCAAGCCGCGTCGACGTCGTGGCGCGGTTCGACGCGCGCTACGAGCTGCAGCTGGACATCGCCATCCACCGGCCCACCGGCCTGCAGCGCTTCCGCCTGGCGGCGCTGTGGCAGCAGTCGCTGGGGCCGAGCGCGGTCGATCAAGCCGCGCAATACGTCGCCCAGCTGGGAGATCTCGTCGCCGCCTTTGAGTTCATCTACTACGTCGCCTATCCGGAAGCCATGCTATGAGTACGGTAAGTCAAGCTGTCGAGGCTGATCTGCAGGACGCTTTGCGGCGCGTTCGGACGGTCCTGACATTTCTTGAGCGTATCCGCGAGGGTGGCGTAACCGAGACGGTGTGGAATGGCTCTGTCGACGTGCCCGTAATTGCCAAGGTGGTGAACGACATCCAGTCCGAACTGGCCGGCTTGGAGAGCTTCTTCACAGCGGCCGCCCACGATGCCGACCGCGCAGAAGCCGCCCGCGATGCGGCTGTAATCCAAGCTGGTGTGTACCCGGACGAGTCTAGCGGCCGCGCCGCTGTCGAGGACGGTGAGGCATTCAAGGTTCAAGGTTCCGGTGAAATTGCCGCGTTCGAGTACCGGCGCGTGGACAGCAGCAGTTCAATACTGCTGACAACCTATCCGAGCAAGGCCGCCCTGGATGCGGTCGCTTCGGAGACCGCGCCGCAGAATCTGTTCGACAAGGACGTTCACGTTATCAAGCAGCGCCGCCTATCTGCCGGATCAGGCGCCATTCAAACGAATGTCTCGTACACGGACGATGACCGGGTTGCTCGAGTCCCGGTGAGGCCATCGACAAGCTACATTCTGTCCGGTTATCCGTTGGTCCAAAGCTTCATCAAGATCTATCGATACGAAGACGCATCGCAGGTTCTAATCTCGTATGGGAATGTGGATAGCGCCACGTCGCGGATGACACTGTCGACGCCGAGCAACTGCGCTTTCATCGTCTTCAGCGTCAACAATTCCGGGGGGTCGTGGCGCGATGCCACGGATTTGCTTCAGCTTGAGCTAGGCACGACGCCCACGCCTTACGCGCCACAGATTCAGGCCCGTGTCGCGAAG